GGGTTACATTTCAGCGACTAAAACCACCTTGCTGGTGGTCAGCGTGTCGGCAACAGCAGCCTTCGGATTATGGGCTGCTGTGAAGTTGGTAAATAATCCGGTCAGAGATTACGCAGTAGAGGAAGTACTGCGTACAATGCTCGACGATCCCGATGATCCAGAGACGATCCCTCTGGATTGTGCGCATCGCACAAGCAGGTTAGCATCAACGTATGCTCGCCTTGCTAGAACCAGTCTGTATTACACTGAGAAATCAGCAGCCAATATAGCAATGGTTCGTGATTTCATATACAGAACTGCTAGAGCAAATGACGTACGGTTTGTTGATTTAAATCGTATGCTGCCCTATGCAGTTCAATTAGCGTTTGTACAATCTTCAGACGAGAAAATAGCAAGAGCTATGACTACCTCGTCTTGGTACTCACGCGACCGTATAAGTCAAGTGCAACCATATCGCCGCTGGCGTCTACCGACATGGGATGATTGGCGTCTCCTCATTACCGAGGAGATGCCAGCCCATTAGGGAGGCCCAGTGAATAGACCTGGAAAAATGAGTGTTCCGAATACTAAGCTCATTAGTAGTATCCAGGTCGAGGTCATTGGGAGCAGACCAAAGCCCCACAAAACAACGCCCTGTATCCCAGCTTTCTCCGCTGGGATTGAATACGGTTGTTTTGTTAACAACATTCAGAACGCATTGAAATCTGTTTCTGAACGTTTCCTTTACGTCAAAACTGCAGACGGATTTGGAGAGGTACCAACTCCAAAACCAGGTTTTCGGCAACGATTATCTAAGTTTGTGCAACACATTTCGAGACTTTCCTTGTTTATCCCCCCGCTGTCAAAAGAACAATTTTTGGCTAGTTATGAGGGGCGTAAAAGACGTGTCTACGAAAGGGCTTATGATAGTCTTTCCATTAAAGCTTTCTCATATAAAGATGCTTTTGTGAGTTGGTTTTTGAAGATGGAAAAGATCTGGTTTAAGGAAACTAAGGAAGCAGTACCGAGGGGCATATCGCCACGGAGCCCCAGGTATCATGTGCAAGTAGGACCGTACATAAAGCGGATGGAGAAGAAGATTTATGAGATCATCGATAGGATTTTCGGTGGATATACAGTGTTCAAGGGATTGAATGCAGACCAAAGAGGTCAAAGACTCAGGCAAATATGGGAGTCATTTAATGACCCAGTAGCGGTACCCATAGATGCCAAAAGGTTTGACCAGCATGTCAGTTATGAGATGCTTGAATGGGAGCATTCAATCTATCAACTCTTTAACAATTCAAAATATTTTAAGTATTTGTTATCTCTGCAGTTGAATAACAAATTCTTTGCTAATTTACCAACTGGTCGATTCAGGTTCCAGACTAGAGGTAAGCGGTGTTCTGGTGACATGAACACCTCTCTTGGCAATGTTTTGATAATGTGTGGAATGATGTATGCTTATTTGAGTGAGAGGCTCACCAAGTTTCGCATTGCAGATGACGGAGACGATTGTATAATCTTTATAGAACGTAAAGATTTATGCAAAATCTCCGATCTGTACGAAAGTGTTCTAGATTTTGGGTTCCAGCTCGAAATAGAGAAACCAGTAGACATCTTTGAAAAGATAGAGTTTTGTCAAGCACAGCCCGTGCTCATTGACGGGTTATATAGAATGGTTCGCAAACCTTTGCAAGCCATGGCTAAAGACAGTATGTGCATACATAGCTTGGACATAACTGGATATCGTAGATGGATGAGGCAAGTTGCTTTGTGTGGTCGTGACCTTAGTTCTAAGGTACCAGTCATGCAAACGTTTTATAACAAAATGTATGACCTTGGTGAAGGCATTGCATTAGAGAATAAAACAGGCAACTTGTCGGGTATGGAATACCTAGCTCGAGGTATGAAGTACAAATTCGGCCTTCCATCTGATGTTGAACGATACTCCTTTTGGAGGGCGTTCGACATAACTCCTGACCAACAAATTGCGTTGGAGGCACATATTGAAGGACTACAACTAAATATGCGCTTCGATGATTCTAATTGTGGACGGAACAGCTTCCCCTGTTTAGTCCACGAACGTAGCGCCACATCGCTCCAGGAAACCGATCAATCTGGAGAAAACAGTGGTTCATGGTACCGCCCATGCGTATGCGAGGACACATCTGCGGACACACTTCTGCAATTGAAGGAGTGCACCGGCACGAGCGAGCATCGGTAGATGTGGTGATCGGGACAAAATGGGGTTGACATACATAATTGCCCAAAACTGATACAGTGCTAAACAGAAAGCCAAGAGACTGCACGGAGCACCCATTGGTTGTATGTCGATGGACAGTCCCTGCTTTTGCATCAGGTATCCCATACTATGCAAAGAAGAAACAAAACCTCCAAAACTGGTGGGAGGAATGTCACCAGTAACAAAGCTAAAAGCAAGGCTCGTAAGAGTAAGAACACACCTTTCGCAGATGTGGGCCAAATTCTTGGCGGCGCCGTGGGGTCCATGTTTAATTTGGACCTTAGTGGTGCTGGTAGATGGCTTGGAAGTGGCATTGGCAGTATATTTGGATCTGGCGATTATACCGTTGCCGGTCCTAATCCTAGTCAAAATGTCCTTTTCAATTCTGCACAAATCCCTAAGTTCGCTAGTTCGAAGGCGACTAACGTCGTCTGCCACCGGGAGTACTTGGGCGACATCACGGGAAGTACCACTATGAATAATGTGGCTTACCGTATTAACCCTGCTGACCCCCACTCTTTTCCCTGGTTATCAACTGTAGCTCAGTCGTACACTCAATATAAAATTCATGGAATGATCTATGAATTTAAGAGTTTAACAACTGACTTCGTCACTGCAGGTAAACCGGGATATGTAGCGATGGCAACCAATTACAATGCTAGAGAGGCCAAGTACACAAGCAAGATGGAGCTTGAGAACAGTGAGTTTTCGGCTAGTTGCAAGCCAACCATGAATTTGATTCACGGTATTGAATGTGCTCCTGATCAAACATCCATGCCTATCAAGTACTTGAGCTCTGGCTCTCAGGTTTACAACCCACAAGATTATGATATGGGTAACTTCCAAATCATGGTCGGGTCTCAACCTGATTCCAGCGTTATTGGTGAACTGTGGGTTTCCTATTGCGTAGAATTTTTCAAACCTGCCATCCCAGAAACCCCTGGTGGAGATGTGCATTCTGCCGTTGTCGCAAGATCAACTGGCAGCGGCGCAGCTCCACTGGGCACTATACAATTGTATAGTATTGGTAACATAAGAGAGGTAACTGTAAACTCTACAGCGTTATCTTTCCTACCCCTTAAGAAAACATATTACTTGGTAAGTGTTTTCTGGGTAGGTGGGGCCACCGTGATTACACATCCCACCATCACACCATCCAATTGTGATGGGATTGCGTATTTCCAACCGACGGTGACTGGTCCAGGTTCGGCTTTCTTCTTCTCCCCCTCTGCAGGTGCAACCACCTCGCAATCATCGGCGCACTATATGCTCCGATCAAGAGAAGACAATAATTATGCAGTCTTAACTTTCTCGACTGCCGGTGTAGCTGAGCCAGGAACCACGATTTTGGTAACTATTACCAAAATCGATGATAATGCTATAAGCCCAGCTTAGTTAGCTAAGCTCAACCCGTCTTAAAATAGTGGTGACCCAGACCACGGGTTCTGATGGTCCGGCATTAGGTCGAAGATCTAGTCTCAGTATTGGAAGGTACATGAGAGGATGGCGATACTTCCCGCACAACTAAGAAGGCTC